GCGCGAGGGAGAGGCTGTCATTAGTGGCGACTACGAGTCCGCCACTGACAAAATCTATCTCGAGGCTGTCGATGTCATCGTAGACGAGCTTTCGAAGGATGTGAGGTTGACGGAGAATGAAAGAAGTGTCCTGAGAGGATCATTCCAGCGCCTGCGCTGGATGAATACCTGCACGGGGACAATCAGACCTATTCGTAGAGGCAGCATGATGGGAAATCTCGTGAGTTTTCCACTTCTGTGTCTCCTGAATAAGGCCTGCTTCGATATCGCCAGCGATATCGGGCGGGGTAGCGGTGCCAACCGCGTCGGTCGTTTTAACGGCGATGACTGCTTGTTTGCAGGTGATCGGAAGTTCTTTTCCCTCTGGAAGGAGGTGACTGGAACTTTTGGACTTTGTGTCAATGTTGAGAAGACCGGCTACTCAAACATCTCTGCGGATTTGAACTCTCAAAGGTTCTTCCTCCGTAGGGGCCAGTTGGCGCCTAAACCCGTCCTTTCGTTCTTCCGACCTTACAAGATGGAACCTGGCTGTCTGTTGGCAGAGGTTCTCGATGGGCTGAGTACTTTTCGCGGCGAGGTCAAATCCCTCGTCGTGAATTGTATGATGCGTTTCGAGATTGCCGCTAGACAGATTGACTTGTCAACTCTGTCTCGCAGAGAGTTCCAGATTCTTTCCAAGAAGTCTTGGTTTCGCCGTGCCCTGACCGATGGGCCGGCCCCTACTATAAAGAAAGGTGTACGTCGTAGTGTTGAAATGGTTGTTGGGGCGCCTCCCAAGGCTTCCCTTTATCCCATTTTCGACGTTATGGCGAAGGACGTCGCGGGGGACATGGTCTCGAGATGGACGGGTCAAACCGTTAAACCTGAAAAGGTCTCCATCGACTATGCTTCTTACCGCGAGCGTTCCTCTCAGACACCTTCTTATCAACCTCCATCTTTCCGCGTCCTCCAGCGAGGGCCGAAGAAATGGTCGTTCGTCTGGCCTAGGCCAGTTTACGAGCATTTTCTCCGTTACGAAGATCGGGCATTTGTTTCCGAAAATGCCCGTCGATCACTATGGATCGACGACCACCCTTGTCTCCATGTTACCATGGAACTTGTTCGGTCCCGATTCGTACGTGGGTCAAAGAACTTCCGGAGCTACTTCGGACCCCCCGCATCTCTCTCTCCCTGTTCCCTTCCACAGGTCAACTGTGGTTACGCCTGATGAGTAGCGCCGGGCTCCATCTAGCTGGGAGCTCTCTATGATTCCTCCCCTTTAAGAAAACTTTACTGTTTGTGGCCAGTTGAGCCGTGACTTTTACCACCATTTCTATTTCAGATCTCTCCTCCGCAATGACCTGTATGTTACCGCTCCGATTGGGGCGATTACAGGCGGCCTTTGACAAGGCAGGGGGACCTCGGGAACTCAAATGGGGACGAAGGAAGTCGGCCGAAGGCCGGTGGTCGCGAGACCATGCGGGTTGGGAGCTCTCTCTGCAAGTGCCTAGAGAGCCAGTTGACGATCGAAGGAGGAGTCCTTCGACGGGATACCCACACAGACATTATCGCTAGTATTAGGATAGGATAGAGAGCGTCAATGAAAAACCAGCAACACGCTCT